AAATCCCAAGTTCCAAAAACTCCTTTATATTACACAGAAGGCAGAGAATTATTTATTTAAATGATCCAGAGTTAACTTACCGCATAGAAACTTGGAATGACGAGTCTTTTTATGAATTATCTTTATTAGAAACCGAGTTTTGTCTTTCATTTATAGTTGATGATGACGGTAAAGATTATGTATTGTGGGATATAAAAAATAATAATACTCATATTAAAAAAGGGGAGAGTATAGAAATAAATTTACCAAATGATCATACTGCAATAATAAAAGTTAGTGAGCATTCATCTATGATATTAAATGTTTCGTTTAAAAAATGATTGATTTTTTGAAAAAATAAACATATAATATTAAAATATGAAAAAAGAAAATGATTTAACATCTGATGAAAAGTCAGAAATTGCAAAACTAAATGCAGAATATCAAAATTGTGTGTTCTCAATTGGAGAACTCACTCTTAGAAAAAAGCAACTTAAAAAAGAATTAGATGCAATTACCGAAGACGAACACGAGTTACTTGATACATTTGAAGGTATGCAGAAAAAAGAATTGGATTTTATTTCTAGGTTAGAATCAAAATATGGTCCCGGTAATTTAGATATTAATACTGCAAAATATACCACCTCATAAATCCAAAAAAAATACTAAATATAAGTTTTTGAGATTTTTTTGTAATATTTATGAAAAAAGTCAACAACAAGATTTTTAGCATAATTAACCCATAATTCAAATTAGGAGACAAAACAAGATGGCAGAAAGAGTAGTCAGTCCAGCAGTATTTACCAACGAAGTAGATAAATCATTCCTTGCCCAAGGAATTTCCCAAATAGGAGGAGCAATCGTAGGACCCTTTGATAGAGGCCCCGCATTTGCACCAACCGTAATTAGATCTCAGGCCGACCTAGAAGATCTCTTCGGAGCTCCTGACGGAAAATATTATCAACCGTGGGTAGCACGTGAATATTTAAAGCATCAAGGTGTAGTTACGATAGTAAGAGTAGGTTCACTTGGTGGGTATGAGCAGTTAAATTCTGTTTTAATTAAAGCAACGGCAAACGAAACATCAGGATCATTTGAAGCAGGTGACGAGTTTGTTATAGGTATTTTAGCAAATACACTTAGAGATAAAGACCCGGATGCACGATTCGACGGATTTCCAAACGCAACTATTTTAAATGGTGAACTTAACGTTAATGATGATCTTGCTACATTATCACTTGACGATCCAGACGGAACTGGAATGGTAGATAACGATTTTTCTATCGACCCAACGAGTCCTGATAGTATACACAATGTATATGGTCGTGCGGCTCAAAAGAATTCTAAGTCTGCGTATATGTACTCTTACTTTGAAGATACAGCTCGCAAGGTTCACGAAGCAATGCAACCTGGTGGGCTTAGTTTTTCAGTAACCGCAGAGGTGATTAACAACTCCCATCAAGGAGACGAATCTGCATCTGATTATGCGTCACGATTGGGTGACGGTCCTCTTGACTTTACCGATGTGGGTGTATCGTCTGCATATACACCAATGATTAAGTCACAAAAAATAAGTGGTCAACGATACGACTTATTTAAAGTAGTTACACGAAACATGGGAACACTTGCCAATCGTGAAATCAAAATTGGTATCTATAATGTCAAGACTCCTGGTTCATTACAGGGAACTGATTACGGAACATTCAGTTTGATTATAAGAAAGTTTGGTGATAATGACAAGAACCAAGAAGTTTTAGAAAATTACGATAATCTTAATCTTGATCCTGCAAGTCCACAATATCTTCCACGTGTTATAGGAGACCGTTGGGTTGAAACTAACAACAACGGAAAAATTGTTGAACACGGAGACTATGGAAATAAAAGTAATTGGGTACGTATTGAGATGCCTGCTGATGCGTTTGCTCCTGCAAATGCTATGCCTTATGGATTTGCTCCATATTCATCACCTCTGAGTGGAATAAATGTTCCTGCACCTGAGTGGAGTTATGCGTCTCACTATGAAAAGAATCCTGGACGTTATTTCAATGGAACGGTTTTTAACGGAGTGAGTCCTGACGGATTGCTCAGTTTACCATCATCGTTTAGAAACACACTTGAGTTGTTTTCTCCGTTACCAATTAATCCGGGAACAACAGGAACTGGATTCTACATGGACGAAGTTGGATCGTATTCAAGTTTAGAAGCAACTGAAGACGGAGATGCTGAACAAGTGGTACAATCGACTCCTGGAATTGATGCTTACTTGGGTGAATCGAGTGATTATGACAATGTACGTAAAAGAAGATTCTTGGTAGGATTTCAAGGGGGGTTTGATGGAAAGTCACCTACTCATCCAATAAATCTAGGTGAAAAGATAACTGCAACAAATGCACAAGGCCTTGATTGTAGTGGTCCTTTCACAGAAGGAACTGAGGGATATAAAAAAGCATTCGCTGCTCTTAGTAACCAAGACGAGTTCGATATTAATCTTCTCGTTACTCCTGGTTTATCTCTTGATTTACATAGAAATGTAATCAATCGTGGTGTTGATTTGTGTGAAACCCGTGAAGATACGTTTTATATCTTAGATGCGGTTGGAGCAAATAATCAACCAGGTCGTGTTGATGATGCTGTTGACCAAGTAGCAACACTTGATTCAAATTATGCCGCTACATACTACCCTTGGGTAAAGGTTATTGATCCTGCGACAAACAGAATTATGCCGTTTCCTCCAAGTGCAGTCATGCCCGCAGTTTTTGCCGCCAATGATAAAGTTTCTGCTGAGTGGTTTGCTCCTGCTGGATTGAATCGTGGTGGAATTGAAAAAGCAGTTGGTGTTATGGATCGTCTTAACTTCGCAGAACGAGATACACTATATGAAGGTAAGGTAAATCCGATTGCCGCTTTTCCTGGTCAAGGAATTGTTGCATTTGGTCAAAAAACCCTTCAACGTCGTTCATCGGCACTTGACAGAATCAACGTACGTCGTTTGATGATTGCTCTCAAGAAGTTTATCGCAAGTACCGCAAGGTTCTTGATCTTCGAACAAAACGTAACTGCAACAAGAAATCGTTTCCTTGGTATAGTAAATCCATACCTTGAAAGTGTTCAACAAAGAAATGGTTTGTATGCTTATCGTGTCGTAATGGACGAATCAAACAATACACCTGATCTTATCGACAGAAACATTCTGTATGGTCAAGTGTTCTTGCAACCTGCGAAAGCAATTGAGTTTGTTATTCTTGATTTCAATCTTACACCAACTGGTGCAAGTTTTGAGGGGTAACTCGTAAAAATTGTTTAAATTTAAAAGACCCTCACTTTGGTGAGGGTCTTTTTTTGTATTGATATATATTTATTAAAGGTATGTCGGAAATAAAATTAACAGAGATATTAACTGAACTTCAATACGATGAGTTTGTTTTGTTTGTCAACAGGTACAGATTAAATGAGCAATGTCATGTTGTAAACGAAATTGTTATACCATCGAGACTCAAAAAGATTTGGGGATTTATCAAAGAACTTGGAAAAAAAGTATCTTTAAAGATGGTTGATTTAGTGAAGTTATTTTTGAATAAAACGGTATTCAAGTTTTTTGCTAAAATAAAGTTTAGCATGGAATGGTTGTTTAAACTTGTCAAGAAGGGATTTAAAGCATACAAAGATGTAATAAAGGCAATTGGTGAATATCTCGCAAGTACCAAGATAGGAAAGTGGACAGAAGATAAACTTAAAGATTTAGATGCATTTTTGGCCAAACATCCTAAGACTAAAAGAATCGCAGGTATGGCAGTTGCGGGTATTCTAATTTACATTTGGCTGAATATGACATTCACGGGTAACGCAGACTACGACTTTGACATGACTGATATGATTCTTGCACTTGGTGGTGGGTTCACTTTATCAACATTATTTGCAGGTCCTGAAGGAATGGCATTATTAACACTATTTGCGACTGGTGTGATTGGTTTATCATTTCCCTGGCCAGGCCCACAACATTTTCAGTTTATAGGAGCTGTGTTATATGGATCAGCAAAGTTGGTAGGAAAAAAATTAAGGAAAGATAAATAAATATATTTTTTGATGTGGTGTATATTTATCATTGTTAGTTGAACAATTTTTAAAAAAAAAGATTTTTTGGAAAATTTAAAACATATTTATGACAAGATAAACTTAATAAAACTGGAGACAATAATACTATGGCAGATTTAATCACCGCAAACGAAATGTTCTTTACTGCATTTGAACCGAAAACTTCTAATCGTTTCATTATGTATGTAGACGGAATTCCCGCTTATTTGGTAAAGGGTATGTCCCGACCAACATTAGCAATCGATGTTAACACACTCGATCACATTAATATCAAACGCAAAGTTCGTGCTGGTAAAGCAGAATGGCAAGATATTACAATGACACTTTACGATCCAGTTGTACCAAGTGCGGCTCAAGCAACAATGGAATGGGTTCGTCTTTCACATGAATCAGTTACCGGAAGAAACGGATATGCTGACTTCTATAAGAAAGACCTTGTTTTCAATATGCTTGGTCCTGTTGGAGACAAAGTTGAAGAGTGGAAAATCAAAGGTGCATTCATTAACAATGCAACATTTGGTACTCTTGACTGGTCAACTGGTGATCCAATGACCGTTGAATTGACACTTTCTTACGATTACGCAATTCTTCAGTACTGATCAATTAGTTCCAGTTTTCAAAAAAAAAAACTTCCTTCGGGAAGTTTTTTTTTGTTTGTATATATTTATCAATATAATGAAGTCTGAAAAATTAAAAACACAAATACTTGATATTTTTGAAGAAATACAAACGGATAAGCAAGTAGAACTACAACTTGAGGGATTGAGTGGTGCATACGCAAAACTTGCTAAATTTTTGCTTCAGCAAGTAAAAGTTGGAAAGTTTCTAAGAAACTACGACATAGACGATTCATCGGGTAGAATGGTATTCCAAACCGGAAGTGGTAAGAAAATAGTTTTCAATGACATGAAACTTGGTGTTACTGCAAATAAGACTTGGAAAGGAAGAAAAGACAACGAGTTTTTTGATTATACGGATCACAAAAAAATATTAAGTTTTTCTCTTGCAGATATTTAATAAATAAAATATCACAATTATTGAAATAAAATATTTGACATCAAATATATATTTATATACATTATGTGTGTATATTAAAATTTAAAAGGTTACAACTATGGCAGAAGACAATCCACAATTACCACCAGAAGTGCAACAAGCACTTAAAAATGATGCAGCTAAGTCAGCATCATCAAATCCAAAAACGCAACGGACTCAGCAAGAACCAACTGCGTCTCATCAAACTGACCAAGTTCAGACTGTTCAGTATCCAAGTGAGGTGGTTGATTTACCAAGTCAAGGTTGGTTTTATGATCCCACCTCTCCACTTGCAAGTGGTAAAGTTGATATCAAGTACATGACTGCACGTGAAGAAGATATTCTTACTAGTCAAAATCTTATTAAAAAAGGTGTAGTGCTTGATAAGTTGCTTGAAGCACTTATTGTATCACCTGGAGTAAAACTCGATGATATTCTCACGGGTGACAAAAATGCAATTTTCATAGCTGCTCGTATTCTTGCGTATGGTAAAGACTATAAGATTAAGTTTAAAGACCCATCAAATGGTGAAGATGTTGAAGATACCGTTGATCTTACTAAACTAGAAAACAAGGAATTTGATTTTGAACAACATAATCGTGGTCAAAATTTATTTGAATTTGAACTTCCGTTTAGTAAAAGAAAAATTCATTGGAGTATGCTTACTCATTCAGACGAACGAACCATTGATCAAGAACTTAAATCAATGAAAAAGTTTTCACGTGATAAAAATCAATCAAGTGAAGTTACAACTCGTTTAAAGTATGTAATTAAAGCACTTGACGGAAACGAAGATAAGGCTGCAATCAAGAAGTTTGTTGATCAAGAGTTACTTGCGAGAGATAGTCTTTCTTTTAGAAACTATGTTAAGGAAAATACTCCTGACATTGATTTAACTTTTAACTTTGAATCGGAAGAAACCGGATATACCGAAAGGATGAATCTACCCCTTGGGGTAGACTTTTTTTACCCTTCCGCCCGAGTATAAAGTCTCTTTGCACGAAGAGATTTTCAATCTCTCTTATTACAGTCAAGGAGCATTTTCTCAGGATATTGTATATAACCTACCAATTTATCTGCGTAGGTTTTATGCGAGAAAACTTGTAGACGTAAAAAACAAAGAAAACGAACAAGTGAAGAAGGCACGCCAAGACGCAAAGACAAAGTCTGCAAGTAAGCCTTCAAAAAGGTCGTATAAATAAACAAGTTTCTTTGGTTTAACTATTGCAACTAATATAAATTAGTTGTGAAGCAAAATCGTGTTGATTCATATTTATATGCGTATATCTGTATATAAAGGAATTTACATTATGAAAAAAACAACCAAGAACACGGAATCTAAGAAACTTGTAACTGAATTTATTGCCAAGTTTGCTAAAGCATTATTAGGTAATAAAGCAAAAGTGATTACCAAGACACTGGCAAAAGATCCTGGTTTAAAAGATGCGTTCGAACGATATGCAAAGGAATCAATAAGATTTCAAAAGCATATTGAGAAAAACTACGGAGCAAAAACACCAGAAGAACTTACAACGTCAATAGAACGAGCAAAACAACTAGCTAGAAGTGAGAGGAATACCAAGGAGTAGTAAATGCCACCTGAGTCTCCAGTTAATGAAGAAGAATTAAACGAG